TCAAAATAGGGATTAAAATTGCTGCTGAAAGAGACGCGGCTCGGGAAAAGGTAGCAAAAGTGGAGTCCCAAAGAGATGAAGCCCTTAAATATAAAAGGTTTGTGTGGATTGCGGTAGCCGTGGCGATGCTATATCTTGTCCTGAAAGTTGTTGTTGCAACTGGAACTTGGACACCGCAAGGACGAATTGCTAAAATACTTTTTTAACCAACCAACTGAATCCAATGGAATATACCCAAAGTGCAAACGTAAAGGCCAAGTTCAAGGATAGCGGCATTGATGCCCTGCCCGTGGACATAAGCTCAACCGATCAGACTCTGTCGCAGGTCGCTAGAGCTTTGGTCATCGGGACTGCCGGGAACCTTAAAGTGACCACGTTGCAAGGCAACACTGTGACGCTTGTAGGTGTCCCCGCTGGGGTCTTGCCTCTCTGTGTCACGAAAGTGTTCAGAACAGGAACGACCGCAGCCAACATTAGTGCAATTTTTTAGACCCAATAGGAAATGAGAATATTCCCCAGACTGGGCGTCTCTGATGCTCGCAGCGCCTCAGACCCCTATTATTTTAGTAAGGGGTTACTTGTTTTAGACGCCAATGAAGGTGTGCTAAAGACGGGCGGCTCTGCGGCGGGATATCTGGATACTGTGGCAGCGTGGCAGAATAAGGCGATTGGCCCGAAGAACTTCTTGTTCATGCCGGGAACGGTTTACTCTTATGCTTATGTTTCCCATAATAGCAATTTGAATGCGTTCGATGACTTTTGTTTTGAAGTAAATGATGTTCTTATGCCCGATTGGACCCCATCCAATCACACCCCTTTAATTTCCAAAACGTATCCATCGTATGGTTACGCATCATGGGAGTTCGGTGTAGATACAGATGGTAAGCTCAGAATTGATCTTTCTTTCGACGGGACCAATGTCACCACCTACAAATCAACCGTAGCCACAGGTGTTTCTGATGGAGGAACGTGTTCAGTTAGGGCGATAAGAAACAGCAGCACTATATCCTTTGAGATCGACACCGGGTCAGGGTTTGCTGCGCTAGGCACCACAGTGGCAGGGGTAAGCACGACACTCTATGACTCCGTATATTCTAACCTAGAGATTGGCAATAAAGAAGGAGGCTCATACTCCTACCCTCTTAAAGGCCAAGTAGGCGGGGCCAAGGTCTACAACACAGCAACTCCAGATTCGTCTTCTCCCGTTTTCTCTGTTGATTTTTCTTTGGCTACTCGGACAGACAGATCCTTTGCCGTTACAACCGGGCAAACCATTTACTTGCAAGGCGATGGTGTTGCTATACAGCAGGCTACTGCTTCTGATGCTGTCCAGACAACCTACTCCTATCGCGGTAAGTATCTAACCCCAAGTGCTAATAATTTGCCTGTGGGTCACTTTCCCGGCGTTGGCAGTAATTTCTACAGTGTCCCAGATGCCGCAAATCTGGATGGGTGGGGAGATTTTACGATAGAAGCAAAGGGAGTCACCCTCACAGATTGGACTCCTTCGTCTAATATGGGTCTTGTGTCGAAGTGGACTTCTTCTGGAGCCCAGAGGTCTTGGAGGTTTGACTTAAAGACTAATGGCAAACTCATTCTCTACCTCTCCTTTAATGGCTCCAGCAATACGGGTTATGAGTCCACATCTTCTACTGGTTTGTCGAACGATTCTACCGCAGACCTTATGGTAATGAGGAACGGAACTGATGTTAAGTTTTACGTTAATGGTGTGCAGTTAGGGACCGACAAAACCGCAGTCACAACTTCTGTTGCCTCGAAAAGCGCACCAGTTAGGCTGGGCATGGCCTACAATACTACAGGATCGCCGCTGACAGGCAAATACACTAGGGCTAGGGTGTGGAACTCTGCCGTTGCTAATCCCGCAAACCCAACAGAAAGCCCCATCTTAGACGTAAATTTTGAGGTGGATGCCACCCACGGAGATTCGTCTTTCACCGCGACTACAGGACAAACTGTTACCGTAAACACTTCCGGGGATAACCCTTGTAGCGTCATAGGCTATCCTGTTATTCGTTTTGATGGCGTTGACAACTACTTGTCCGGGCATTTTATCCCTTCCCTAACTAAAGGAAGGCTGTTTGTGGTCGGCACCATTCTAGGAGGAGGAGGGGAATCCCATGCGAGAGTTTTTAATGTAACCAAGGATACTGACTCTGTTACTGCTAGCACTACAGGTGCTGGGCTAATTATCAGGGAAGTAGCAACATCTGATTGGTGGTCATACCATAATGGTTCTGCTGCTGTTGAGCAGAGTGGCAAATACACGGGTCGAATTCTTGCACAGGTAGACTTCTCCGCTTCTTCCCAAAGCTCCAAAACTAATGACGCCAACCTTCAGACGGCCACAGCCGATTGGTCAGGATTGAACTCAAATAAATACGCTATTGCAGGAGGCGCTGATAACGGAAACTGGAACTCGGCAATCGACGTAGAGTTCGTAGCCCTATACCCGGACAGCATGAGCGACTCAGAGGCCGCTTCAGTGGTGGCCATCTTAAACGAACGATTCAAAATATACTAATGACTTCCGAAGAAGCAGAACCAGAACTCACCCCCATCGAGCTGTCCAGAGTCTTGACAGGGCGCAGGTATTACTCTGTTCCTCGCGCAGACTATGACCAAGTTTCAGATGACCTGAACACGAAATATGGCTTGCCTGCGGACGAAGATACCATTGCCCCAACTCTGCGAATGATTGCCGAGAAGTCCAACGCGACAGTCTCCGGGGACGAACTATCCTACTTGTTCTCTCTCAGCCAGCCCCACGATATTTCTGACATTTCCAGCGTGACTGAACACACCAAGGAAGACTGGGAGGCTCTGGGGGCTTAACCGATACATAAAGCTATATGAAAAAAAGCGACAATAGCATAAGGCGGGACATTGTTTTCGCTATTATTGGAATAGCCATTTTCTACGCCGTTCTGGGCGTTGCAAACTGGCTTGATGGGGCCTTTGGCCTTATCGAAGCGTTCACGTTCGTGGACATCGCGTCAACGGTAACGAAAACCCTCGTTGCCAGCGCATTAGCGTTTGCCCTGCTCAAGATTGGGTTTAGGCATACGCTTGGAAGAGACATAGGCAAAACCTTTGATGAGGGCTGGGATGAAACTCCGTCCCCAAATAAGGCAAGGCTTATTATTATCGCGGTGCTGGTGTTCTTCGCCAGCATTATGCTTTCCGGAGCCAGCGCCTCTCTTAGAGACCTCTCCGTGGAAAGAAGCGGTGTAATCCCCGGCCTCTCGCTGCCAGTCAGCGACGAGGCCCGGGACCTCATCGTTGGATACGAGGTGGGAGGGAAAATCTATTACCAGAAGTATCTCTCGGGGCCCACATGGCCCGGGGGCGCAAGCGGAGTGACCATAGGGTTTGGCTACGATCTAGGGTATAACAACGCAACCCAGATTCGCAAAGATTGGGGAGGTCTTCTTTCTTCGTCTGAGGTGAACGCGCTCATTAGCGTATCAGGAAGAAAGGGGGGTGCCGGGAAATACGCCCTAGCTTCAGTAAAGAACAGGGTGAGGGTTTCATGGGACGAGGCCCAAGAGGTGTTTGATGGCTCCACTTTGCCAAGGTTTGCAAAAACAACCCAAACGGCATTTGGGCTGTCTGAAGACAGGCTTCACCCGCACAGCAACGGAGCCCTTGTGTCGATTGTGTTCAACAGGGGCGCAAGCATGAAGGGCAGCAGAAGAAGGGAGATGGCAAACATCAGGGATCACATAGCGGCAGGTTACGCCGGAAGGGTCCCCCGGGAAATCAGGTCTATGAAGAGGCTGTGGCAGGGACGAGGGCTGGATGGTCTTATTAAGAGAAGGGATGCAGAGGCTGGTCTTTTTGAAAGAGGTCTTAAAATGAGAAACTAAACCAAACCCCACAAACTCAAAGCAATGGACAGCGATCTGAGAAAAAGAATAGAAAAGGCGGCACACAAGCACCCGACACTTACTAATGGCAAAATAGCCCACAATTGCAATTGCAAGGTAGCCGATGTTGAGAAAGTAAGAACCGACCTTGGTCTTGAGGTGGTTCATTCTGGCCCAAGAGGGAAAAGGAAACCTGCCTCAAGGGGAAAGGGTCTTGATCAGTTTCGCGCCAAGCACGATGTGGATCTCATCATCAGGACCAAGGTGATGGAGTATCTATCTGAAGACCATGAGGAGTATTTTGATGACCATGACTTCCGAGAGATATGCGAGGTTCCTGTTACAGGCTGGAGAAGGCACTCCGACTCGCCAGACTTTGATGAATACAGGTTGAGGAAGGGAAGCCTTAATGTGTGGGGGCCTAAGCACATAATCCTGCAAATGAAAAAGATCCTCGGGATCATGTGAAGATGCCTAGAAAAAAAGGAAAATCTATTGACGAGTTTGCCAAGGGTCACGCCAGCAAGATCCTGTCTCTTCGGGATCAGTTGGAGACGCTTGCAAATGAGCGAGCCCTGCAAAGGATCTCCCTTCCCAAAAAGGCCCCCGCGTTTAAGTTCGGGGTTTTGAGCTGCACCCACTTTGGGTCAATCTACGAGGAAGTTGCAATGACTCGGGCCATTTACGAGTGGTTTGAGCAGGAGGGTATTAAAACCGTCTACCATTGCGGGGACATGACCGAGGGCGTCCAGATGAGGAAAGGGCATGAGCATGAAGTCCATAAGCACGGGGCTGACGCCCAGATAGATTGGACGGTTGAGCATTACCCATACATCAAAGGGATTAAGACTCACTTGATCTCTGGAAACCATGACGAGGCCCACATGAAGAATGGCGGCACAGATGTCTGCGCGAGAATCGCGGAAAAGAGAGAGGACATCAATTATCTAGGGTCAGATGCGGCCCGGTGGGTTGTGGAGAGAAAGGGTGAAAAGGACATTAGGATAGACATGCTACACCCCGGAGGGGGGAGTAGCTACGCTCTAAGCTACAAGCCTCAAAAGATAATCGAGCAGATTGAGTCGGGCCAAAAGCCAGACATCCTGCTTATCGGGCACTTCCACAAAGCGTTTACGTTGCCAGCCTATAGGGGCGTTGCTGCGGTGCTTGCTGGATGCACTCAGAGGCAGTCGCAATTTATGATGCGAAATGGCTTAGCCGCACATACAGGGGCCCACATAATCGAGTGCAGGGCCTTTGAAGACCAAGTAATGTTCTCGTCTTGCTGGAGGGGATTCAAGCCCCCCAAGGCAGATATTCCCGTTATTAACGATGAATGACCGCTGTGCATATAGACCTTTACACAACACTGACCGCTTTAGGGGCGGCAGCCTCCGCTGTGCTGGCGATTTGGTCGCTAACAACAAGGGGGAGGTCCGCGTGGAAAGAATGGTGGATAAGAAGAAGGCAGAGGAGGCAAATGCCGCAGTTGCTTCTGTCTATAAAAGAAGAGCTTCAGAAAGTCGCGGATAGGCAGGAGTTTTTCACTGCTGAGCTGAAGACAAATGGAGGAACCTCGCTAAAAGATGAGGTAAGGCTGTTGGTTAGCGAGAGGCTGATGGAGTTGCAAGAGGCTCCATACCCGGCCTTTAGATGCACATCAAACGGGGAGGCTATCTTCGTCAACAGGGCCTATGAGACCTTGGTTGATGACGACGACTCCAAGTTGGTTGGGCTTGGCTGGCAGTCATTCATTTACGACAGCGAAGAAGGGGACACTTATTATCAAAGGTGGTTGCAAGTTGCGAAAACGGGCTCGCACTTTGCAGGAAACCTGAAATACAAAGATTCTCATGGAAATTACCGGGGAGAATGGTTTGTCCGCATTGTGCCCCTTGGCCCATATAAAGCACACAATCAGATATGGGGAGGAAGAGTGTTTCCTGAGGACGAAGTAGCAGAAGAAATAGCAAAGGAATACGGATGGGCGAGATAGAGGTGCAACTTACCGACGATCAGGCAGACGAGCTTCTTCGTGCTGCTTGCATGGAAAATGAAGACGCTTGGGTCGAGCAGTTTGGCAAGATCCTTAAAAAGGACGGGGCTGTAGAGACTCCCGTCCTTAACTATTTGCAAGAGCAGGTCTGTGACGCAATAAGATGGTGCAGAGAGAATGAATATCCATGTAGGATAATTATCCTCAAGCCACGCCAGAAAGGGTCCTCTACTGTTACCACGGCCTGTCTATACCACATGTTGCAGAGGAGGCAGTCCAACGGACTAATTATTGGCGGCGAATTTAGTCAAACGGATAACTTGTGGAAAATTACCAGAAGGTATTCGGATTACGACAAAATGAAGTGGCCCCACGAAAGACCAAGGATCACAAACGAAAGAGGGGCCTTTGGTAACGGCTCCATTCTTGAAAAGGAGACGGCGCAGGACTCAGAAGCCGGAAGATCAGGAACTTTTCACTTCGTCCTTGCAACGGAAATTGGACGCTGGAGAGACACCCCGGCCAGAAACTCCGCTGAAATCCTGACCGGGGTGATGGCCTGTGTTCCCGACCTTCCAGACACAGCGGTGGTTCTTGAATCAACCGCGCAAGGCCCGGCAGGGGTTTTCTATGACCGCTGGAATGACGCTGACGACTGGGAGCATGTCCAGACCCTTGCAAAAGGCGAGTGGAAAGGGCGGTGGATAAGGATATTTGCTCCTTGGTATGCTTTCGAGGACGCCAAAGACAACCTTACTGCCGTAGAGGTTGAGGACCTCAGGCGATCTTTAACCCCCACGGAAAGGGAGCTTTTGGCGGATTACAAGTGCGTGGACAAATCGGGTAACGAACACACTATCACGATTAGCCATATTAGCTGGAGAAGAAAGATTCTGGAAAGCGAGTGCGATGGAGATGAGACCAAGTTCGACAGGGAGTTCCCCACCACCTCGCAACACGCCTTCAGAGCGTCTGCTAGGACGAGGTTCTCCCGTGATGGCCTCGACTGGCAAAGGACCCATGCGACCGCTCAGAAGCCAATCTACGGCATTCCTGAGCTATCCGAGAGCGGCAAGCTGGTGAATTTCAGGCAATCTTCTTTGGAGGAGGCCATTGTCCATTGTTTTGAGAGGCCCCGAGAGGGATACTATTACCTAGTAAGCGCGGACTTGATGACCGGGCAGTCACAAGTTGGAGGCAAAGATCCCGATTGCCATTCGGTTTTGGTTTGGAGAAAAGGTTTTTTTGATCGTGATCGCGGGTGGATTCCGCCGTCTATGGTTGCAAGATTAAAGCCTGAGTGCAGGTGGGATATAGATGTTTTGGCAGAGTGGACATACAGGCTGGCCCACTGGTATGGGAAGTGCCTTCTAGTGTCTGAGATAAACTGCGACCGGGGGTTCGTGGAGCTTATCAGGGCCAAAGGAGACATCCCCATTTACCAAAGGGAGATATTTAACCATGTGAACCAAAAGAGGTCCAAGGCCTTTGGGTGGCACACCTCCAGTTCCACAAGATTGCAAATTGAGGAAACAATGGCCCGAAGCATCAGGGGATACGGGGAAGACGGAGGGGGTGTTCACCTCAACTGCTTACACCTCGTCTCAGAATGCGAGACGTTTTGTGTGAATGACAAGGGGAAGGCTGAGGCCTTGAGGGGGGCCCACGATGATGACGTAATGTCTGCGGGAATTGGGCTATGCGTTATCGAACAGGCTACCAGATACAGAAACAGGTATGACGACATCCCCCTGCCGCGTGACCTGAAAAAAATAGAAAATAGGCGAAAAAGAGGCATTGCCACTGGACACCTTGGAAGAAGGGGATTCTACTGAATACGTCGATTTGATCGACACACCTCAGAAACGTGTCGATATCTTCATAGGAAATCGACTTGCTGTCCACAGCCAGCCCCTCGGAGAGTTGCAACTCCGGGGGGTTTTGCTATGATTAGGAACGTGCCGTGAACATCCCCAAAGGAGTAACAATTGCAGGAGTTTTTGTGAAAATCATTAGGGAGGACCTTAGAGATGAGGACCACCACCCTAAGGGGTATTTTGGCTATTACTCCCATGAGCGCAGGGTCATAGCGATTGACAAGGGGCTAACCCCTGCTGCGGCCCGGGATACAATTCGGCACGAAATGATCCACGCCGCTTTGGCCATGTCTGGTCTGGATCATCTTGAGCATTTTGAGGAGGAGGCAGTCGTGCGGTGCATGGAGGAAATCTTCTTCCCGGCCTACGAAAGGTTTTTGCGGAACCTAAACAGGAAAAAGACTTGATATTGCAGCTTGCAAAATAATTACAGCGAAGCGCCTAATCGCTTCTTGCAAACTTGCAAGAAGTCCTCATAATACACAGGTTATGCCAACGGTAGGAAAAAAGAAATTCCCTTACACTGAAGCAGGGAAGAAAGCAGCAGCAGCAGCCGCCGCCAGCGCAAATAAGGCGCGGAATATGGCTAAGGAGTGGGCTGAAGCGCCAATCGAGGGAGGCAACGACCA